GCCCAATACGGTATCTGTCCTGGTGCGATATACAAATAAGATACATGACCGGCAGCGTATCGTATGGAACGATAGCACTTATCGTATTGAGAGCTTCAACGCTTCCAAGAAGGATGGGTCGGCTACGATTATAGCCACAAAGATTGATGAAGGGACAGAGAAAGGAGGTTAGAATATGGGATATTATAAAAACAATCCGGGAGCCCAAAGAGGGCGTAAGGTTATAGATATAGATGCCAGCCAGGTTTTGAAGCTGTTGGATGAGATTGATATCGAAAATGCCATCCCCAAAGCCGAAAGAAAAAAGATTTTGCGAAATGCGGCAAAAATCACACAGAAGGCCGTGAAAGAAGGTTTTAAAAGTTCAGTTCATAGTGATCCCCGAAAAGCCGTTCAAGGAGTTAAAATATCAGTTTTTCGTGAGGGTATGGGGGCTAGTGTCAGTCTTAATAACCCTAAATCCAGCCGGAGCAGCAAGGTTGTAAGGGCTTCAATTACCAGGACAGGCGGTGCCAGTGGTATATTAAGGCATAGAAAAAGATCTGAGCGCACGGAACAGGTAGACGGATATTGGGGTAAGGACCGGGCGATGGTCTTGCGGTTTATAAATAAAGGGACTATTGAAAGGGTTGCGTTCAAAAGGACCCGATCCAAGTCCGGACGTACGGCCAATAGAGGGGTTATTTCCGCCAGGGGATTCTTCAGGCGTTCGGTGGACGGGGCGAAGGTTACCACGGAGCAATATCTGGCCGATCAACTCAATGCGAGAATTGTCACTTGTGCCAGGAGCGCGGGAGCTGAAGTAAAGAAATAGATATAATGATTTATAGAGATGAGTTTATTAATAGGAGAACATATAAGCGGTGCGCTTGGCTTAAGTGCCATTGTTGCATCGAAGTTCGGAGGGCGGATATTCCCTATCGTTATTCCTGAAGGTGTTTCCCAGTATCCTTATATCGTATATGGCGGTTTGTCCATTCAGCCTGACTACACAAAGGACGGTGCGGGACAGGACAATACGCAGGTTCAGGTAACGGTTGTAGGCAAAGGAGCGGGGGAAACGGTTGAGATGGCAAACGAGGTCCGTTACGAACTGGAGGGCGTACGGGCGGAATATGCCAGATTTACGGTAAATGACTGTACGGTATCATCCATAGATGTGGAGTATCTTCAGGAAATAGACGCGTATGCGGTAAATATAGTGTTTAATTTTAAAACGAATGACAAATGAGTAAAGCGAAAGCAGTATTAGGCAAGGATTTCATGTTGTTCGTCAATGGAAAGGCATTGGCATTGGCAACCTCCTGTAAATTGTCGATTTCGGCAGAGACGATCGACACGCAAAGCAAGGATTCCGGTATTTGGACGGAAAAGGACATTAAAAAACTCTCCTGGAACGGTTCGAGTGAGAATTTATTCAGTGCCGATGAAGGTATAAGCGGTTATGACACCTTGGTTGACCTGATGTTAAAGCGCCAGCCGGTTGAGGCGAAATTCGGTATCCCGGCAAATGCCGATGCTTCTGAGGTTCCTTCGGGCGGCTGGTCTCTTCCGGCAGCGTTTTATTCGGGAAAAGTTCTTGTTACCAACCTGGAGCTTAATGCGCCGGATGGTGATAAAGCTACATTCTCGGCAACATTTGAGGGAACAGGGGCTCTTACTTCGACACCGGCTCCGGGCGTGGGCGGATGATGCCCCGTGGCTGATGTTCAGATAATACGCAAACGGGGCGGATAGCCCGTCCTGTTTGCTTCTTTAATCTCAATAACTTACTACAATGAAGACGATTACTATAAAAAAACGGGATTACATTTTAAAATATACGCTGCGTGCTTTCTTTATTTTTGAGAATCTTACGGGAAAACAGTTTGAGTTCGGCCGGATGTTGGACGAATACCTGCTTTTCTACTCCGTTCTTCTGGCGAACAACAAAGATACTTTCCTTATGTCTTTTGATGAATTTGTTGAGGCGTGCGATTCTGATCCGTCTCTTTTTGCGTCGTTCAAGGAGTTCTTCGTCAAACAGCTTGAACAGCTTGAACAGGAAGCAGGTGCCGATATAAAAAAAAAGACGGTTCCGAAGAGTCGTATAGCATCCGGGAACTATACGCCCGCGTCGTAGGCGAGGGTGGTATTGCGCCCGATTATTTCCTTGACCGGATGACGGTCTCGGAAGTCCGTTGCTTTTTAGAGGGGCTGGGCAGGCGTAATCGGGAAAGCTGGGAGCAAACCCGGATCATTGCGTATGTCATTGCGCAGGCAAACAGTACGAAGGATTTGGAACCGTCGGATGTCCTCTGTTTCCCATGGGATGAAAAGGAAGAGAAAAGACAAACGGCAGTTACGGATGCAGAAATGGAGAGATTAAGAGAAAAAGCAAAACTAATCGAAAAAGAGATAAATCATGGCTGATATAATTACAAGGCTGGTAATGAAATCGGATGCTTTCGATGCAAACCTGAAGCGGGCGAAGGGTTCGGTAAACAGTTTTCAGAATGACATTTCCAATATGGCGAAAACCGCAGGGGCCGGTGTGTTGAAATTTGCCGGGACAATTGGCGTTGCGGTGGGGGCTTATGAAGGATTCAATAAATTAATGAATAGCAGCCAAACACTAAGCGATGAATACAATAGGACGATTGAAGGTCTAAAGGGGGCTGTAGACAACTTTTTCTATTCGATTGGCTCGGGGGACTGGACACCGTTTTTTAATGGATTGGATGAAACGATACGGAAGGCTCGTGAAGCTTACAATGCGATGGATCAGCTTGGAAATACAAAAATGTCGTACGGCTATTTTAATATGAAAAATCAGGCGGAGTTTCAGAAGCAAATAACAATACTAAAAGATAAAGATTCAACAGGAGCTCAAAAAGATGAAGCCCAAAAGAGACTGGATGCTGTTTTAAAGGATCAACGGGAAATTGTAGACCAACTCGACCGACGATCTACGGAAGCGGTGCAGGCGCTTGTTGCTGCATCCACCGGAATAAGTGCGGCCGACGTATCGATGGTGAGTGTAGATCGTATTTCCCGTTTTGATGTTAGCGCCATGGGGGATGCCGAGAAGAAACGAGCGGAGAAAGAGTACCAATATTTTAAAAATGTGGAAGCCGCATTACGTAAGAAATATACAAAGGTGGAGACTGTAGCGACTGGGGCAGGCATGAATAGAAGCTGGTCAACGATAAAGACGCTTGATTATGAATCGTATAATAAGGCCATGGCTCCCATGATAGCAAAATATCAAGATGCTATAATATATAATGGTATGCTTGTTAAAGGGAGCGATGAATGGTTAAAGAAATTATATGGCATAAGATCAGAAGCCTTTGCAGCCAAACAGGCCTACGAGTCAATGACAAAATCCGCAAACAGAGCAACGCAGGCAGGCGGGAAAGATCCAGAAGACAAAGATAAAAAGCCCTTAAAGGATACACTTGCATGGTATGACGCTGAGATATCCCGTCTTAATAAAGAACTTATGTCAGCAACAACGATGCAAGCTCGTGCCGCTATTCAAACTACAATAAACGAATTGGAGAAGAAAAAAGTTAATATCAAAATAGTGGTTAAAAAGATTGTTTTTGAAGAAGAGCATGGAAAAGAGAAAGAGGGACAACCACCTATTAACCGGCCGGGTAATCAATTCGGATTAAATCATAAAAGCCCTGATTTTAAACTACCCAAATTTGAATCTCCAATAAAGAAAGATGATGTTAAGTTAAACGAAGAGTACGCCGAATCTTTGGGTCTGATAGGATCTGTAATGGGTAACTTATCAGGCGTAACGAATGATAGCGCCAGAGCATATTTGCAATGGGGAGCTAATGTTCTTTCCTCTATCAGTATGGCAATTCCTTTGATTGCTAAACTGACAACCGCAAAAACCGCTGAAGCCGCAGCCGAAGCTGCAAGTTCAGCAGCTAAAGTTCCTTTTGTTGGTTGGATGGCTGCTGCTGGCGCTGCCCTCTCTGTTGTTGCCGCAATGGCAAGTATCCCCAAGTTTGCAAAAGGAGGAATAGTGCCCGGTATTTCGTTTGCGGGTGATAAGGTTCCGGCGATGCTAAACAGTGGTGAAATGATTTTGAATGGTTCGCAGCAAGCGAATTTGTTTAAAATACTCAACTCAAAATTGTACGCCGGTCTGGATGTTGGCCGGCCGAATATTACGCCATCGGTCGGGCATCTTGCCGGATTGATTTCACCGTCCTCTAATGACCAAAAAGTTGAAGTAACAGGAAACTTCAAGGTAAGAGGACAGGATTTAGAGTTAGTTCTCGACAATCGAAGTCGAATTAAAAATAAAATCAGATAAGTATGTCAACTTACGGAACAATATACACTTTGCCTTTCAAATCAAGGCGAAATAAAAGTTATATCGTAGAAATTCAGAAAGAAGGCTATACGGGGCGAGTTGCTGAGTTAACAGGGAGCGGTGACGCTCCTTTCTCTATTGAGATTGCGGATGATAACTTTCTTTATGTTCCTATTCGATTTTCTACGGCTACTATCAGGGTGGTAGGAAATGACTACTTGCAAAGTTTATACTCGACCGGATATCAGCAGTACCGCGTTAACCTCAAACAGGGTGATACGATTGTTTGGACCGGTTTTATTACTCCGGAATTGTATACACAAGATTATACCGCAACACTGTTCGATCTGGAAATACAGTGTGTATCTGCCATGAATACGCTTGAATACGCAGATTATAAACAAAAGAGCGCAGGAAGCAAAGAGTTCGTTAGCTTGTGGGAGTTATTGACCCGTTGCGTCTTAGAGTCTCGCGGCTCCTATTCGGCCGTATACATACCACATGTTTACGCTAAAAGTCCGGCGGATTATGATGCAAACGCAAATGTCTTGCAAAGTATGACAATTAGCGAACAGAATTTCTTCGACGAAGACGATAAGCCAATGAATCTGAAAGAGGTGATTGAAGAACTATGCAAATTCTTTAACTGGACTTGCGTTGACTATAAAGGCGCATTGTATTTTGTGGATGTAGACCATCGCGGAAATTACTATAAATACACACCTGACTTTTCATCCTATACGTTTGAAGCCGGGAATGTTCTCAGCGTGCAGGACATTCATTTTAGCGGTTCGGAGCACACCTTAGATATTTTGGGCGGTTATAATAAAGTAACAGTAAAAGACAGTAATTATCCGGTTGGGAATTTACTTCCGGAAGAGAGTTACGAAGATGCAAAAGTTCTTTCGTCACGTTTAAATACGAATAAAGATAGAAAATGTTACCGTCAGTTTCTTTATCCGAAAAACTGGAACATGTATCTGTATGATGGCGATACGGTTATCACCAATGACGATTTAGAGTTACGTGCTTATGATGCGCATAAACTTATAGGAGGAATACAGGAAAGGTACTGCAATTATAAAATAGTGGACGGTAAGCCGGATATTTCAGACTATTCGTTTACAAATGTTATACAAGCCAGGTGTTTGGGTGCTGTCGGTGACTTATCAATGATAGGCGGGCTGGAACTCTTAACAAAGATAATGGATTTTAAAGGTGCGTCCTCAGTGTACGAATCAGGGGCCTTTGCTGTATCTGGAAGTTATAAGACGATAGCGGATATGGATTTGATTCCTTGGGACAATAGCCGGGGCACGTACATGCCGTTGGCTGCTTGCCAATTACGGATCGGTAATAAATATTATGGCAGTGCTAACGGATTGGCTCCATTTACATGGTCTGCAAATCCCAATTATTTTTTTAGACTTCCCGCCTCCGAAGAGAATAACAAAGCCCGATTAGATTATGTATCCATTGAGAACCAAAAAACAATATATATGCCATATAAAGGTGTTTCAGGCGTAATAATCCCTATTGATACCCTATTATATGGCGAGCTTGAATTTACTCTTTACGCATCTAAAATACATAATGCTATTTTTATAAATGGATTCTTGTTAAAAGACTTTTCCTTTAAATATGGAAAGAGCACCGAGGCCGAAAAGACTACCGACAATACAGACCGTTATTATGAAAATGTCGTTAACGAAGACTACATTAACGAATTGGACGAAATTGAGTTTAAAATATCCAGTTACAACAATGATGGGGCGTGCTATTCGAAAGTCATGTTGGGCGATAATTACCTAACCGATAACCTCTATTCCTGTATAGAACAGAAGTTAGTCCGGCCGGAAGAGCATTTAATCCGTCGCATCATTAATCAATACGGGTATACTAAAACAAAGCTTACGCAGGTATTAATAGATGACGAAGCAATTACGCCTATCACAACTATGACCGATAAGTTCCAGCCAAACAAACGGTTTACGATCACGGGCGGTACAATTGACTTCGCAATGAATCAGTTTAATTGTAAGATGATTGAAAATGGTAGATATTAAAACTACATCCATACCCGCAAAGCCCCGGTCAAAGAACTATCCGGCCGGGGCTGTTATCACCCGGACGGCTGGCGGCATTACTGTTAACGGCGGAGGCGGTGGAGGTGCTTCGGTTGACATTGTAAAGGCTACCGATACAAAGTCGTTTACCGATAGCAACGTACTGTCATCGCTCCGAACGCTGTTAGAGATTCGTTCGCGTATCATTGCTTCATCGGATACCGCCACAGAGTTAACCGATGATAATACGCTTTCTTCGCTCCGCATTTTGAAGGAGATAGATGCAGCGATTAAAGAGGCTTTGAAGAAGATAGATGATCTTTATTTAAGCAAGGTAAAAGCGGATATAGCTAGAGAGCCTATCACTTTCCTGAAAGGGCTGTTTGTTGGTGATGGGCTTACATTTATCAACGAAAGTGGCGACACGGAATTGCAATCTTTAGTCGCCCGGATGAAAGTTAAAGCCGCTACATTGGAAGTAACCGGCTCGGCCAATGTTGGCACACTACATTCGGAAGGGAATATTTCAACAGGCGCGGATGTCTGGGCTAAAGGTGACACGCATACTTTAAATTTACTCGTTCAGGCACTTGCAAAAACATACGATCTGAATGTTGAGCACGTCGCAACCCTGTTTCAAACCATAGTCAAGGACTATATCAGTTCAGAAAGATTTATCCCCGGACTGATGGGTGAAGGGATGAAGCTATACAAGGCTATCAATGGGGATTGGAACCTTGAAATAGATAATGCCGTAGTCCGTAAGGCCATGACCATTTTTGAACTTATCATTTCGAAAGTTCGTGCGGTTAACGGCGGTCTGGTGATTTCATCCGCTAACGGGCGTGTTAAGTCCATTTCGGAAACGTCCGGCGATCCGGCTTACTATGTTTTAGGTATAGAGGGCGACATGATGTTTGTCGCTGACGACTTGGTACGTTGTCAGGTCTACACATCCGGACACGTTAAATACTACTGGGTTCCGGTTGCCTCGGTGAATGATGATTCGATTCTTATACTTAAATCCGTATTTCCCAATGGTACAACTCCGGCCGTTGGTGATGATCTGGTTCAGATGGGTAACCTCACGAATCCGAACAGACAGGGCATTTTGTATCTCACAGCTTCGGAAGATGGTAAACCGCGCATTTCTGTACTGGACGGGGTAAACTCTACGTCTTTGGCCGGAAAGAACAAAGTGATTTTGGGTTGTCTCGATGGCATGACGGATACAGACTTTCCGGCTGACCTCCAACCGTCCGGATACGGTCTGTATGCGATGAACTGTTTCCTGAAAGGTATTTTCATTCTGAGAAACGGAAAGAGCATCGAACAGGAGTTTAGTAATATTGCTACTGAATTATCAGCCATACCGGGAAAAATAGAACTATCCGTAACAACAGAATTAAATAAGCGTGTCATAGGTGGTGCTAATCTCTGTTTAAAATCGGGTGTATGTATTACTGGCGTAGAGAATCATCTTCGTATAAACATGTCTAAGTATTGGCGTGATTTAAGGGGAAAGAAAGTTACTTTGTCTTTTGATTATGAATATAGCAACCTTGTTTTAGGTCGAAATAGTCGTATAGGGCTGGAAGAAGGTGTATTAAAGGATGGTACATCAAACTATTACTATATCGGTGCGTGGAAGTACTTCGATTCTACTTCATTGAAGGCCGGCACAGGTAGATTTGTTCATACTATTACCGTTCCGAATGATATTGTTAACGCACAAAATATCGGTATAGGATTTTACATACAAGTCGGTGATGGTACCACGATGAAAATATGTAATCCTCAGATTGAAATCGGTGATACTGCAACCGAATGGAAGCCTGCGCCAGAAGATGGAATAATAGAATCTAAGGAATATACTAATAGTCAAATTAGTGTAGTCGAAGGTAAGATAACATCCACCGTTGAAAAGATAAATACCGTTGATGGACGTGTTACCGGACTTGCTTCACGCGTCGAACAGACCGAAAAAAGTATCACGTCTGTTGTTGGACGTGTAGACGTGCTGGATAAAACAGCCGTTAGGGTTGCTACGAAGGTTATTGATTTGGTTGGTTGGGATAACAATAAATTCTATCCTTTAGTTATCAACATAGGACAAAACCACAAAAGAAAGATTGAAATAGACCGTCCGTTAGATGGTGCACTTGGAAAGCCTTCATACAGTACTCACGATGGCGGTTTTTCTATGAACTTAACGTTTGAAATGTCCGGTAGCGGTTGGGGGGGCTCTGTTAAGACAACAAATATCTTTGACTATTATAAGGCATGGACTTCTACGGGTGCAAAGATAGTTGTTGATTTGGGACAAATAACCGAATCGTCACAATGTGTAATGGGCATCAGAGGTGGCTCTAAGTACTACGTATGTTTGCATGACGAGGGTAATGCAGATAATATACATTACTACCAAACTGATTATACCGCACCATACGGGCAAAAGTTCCCCGTTCGCACCGATGGAACTGAACCCGTCCGCACATACGGATACTATACCGAAATAAAGCAGACGCAGGAAAGCATAGCTTTAACTGCGAACAAAGTGGACGATCAAGGTAGGCGATTAAGTGCGGCTGAGTTAACTCTAAGTTCAGACCACGCAAAATTAAGCGTAGTAGAACAAGCGGCAAATTCCGCCAATTCCTTAGCAGGCACAGCCAATAACAAAGCCGAAGCCGCAGACGGTCGTGTCACCGCCACCCAAAACGGCTTAGTCGAAACCGGAATCAACATCACGTCCCGAAAAATCATTCTGAAAGCCGATAACCTGCTATTCCAAAATAACACAGGTCAACAGACAGCCGCCATCAACGCAAACGGCAAACTGTCTGCCAATGTGATTGAAGCTGCGGAAGTGGTGGCACAGGCATTTTCAGCACAGAGGATCACAACCGGAAACCTTACGGTAACTGATGGTGCAAAGATCGGTGCCTGGAATATATCGGGAGGCTCTCTTGTTTCGGCAAGCAATTCGCAGGCTAAGATCCTGTTAAACATGTCCGGTAATAAATTCCTTCGTATTAACGAAGAGGGGGACAGCCCTACAACTTCACGCACTGCATTGATGTCCATACGAAACGACAATTACAGTGGTCTAAGTATTGAATCATACGGAAGTTCCGGTTTTGCTCTAAGATGTTTGGCTAACGCAGGCACTGCAAATTCGATAGAATCGTATGGAAGTCATATTTTCGCCCAAAGGGGCGGTGAAAAGTGGAACGCTCCCGGAATGCTGTGTACCGGATATGTATATCAAGCGGGTACAGTCACTAATGAATGGGGCAACGGGTGCACCTTAACCAGTGCACAGAAAATATCTACTGGAAAATACAGGATATACCACAACTTACGTCATCCGCAGTACGCTGTCTTAGTACAGGGATTGGGTGGTTATGGTTGGGTATTCGGTCAGGTAGAGACGCAAAACAACTCTTATTTTGAGGTTTTAATGCTTGACGCAAACAAGGGGCCCCGTGATTGTCCATTCCGTGTGTTTGTTGTAGGGCGCAACGTTTGGTAAACAGCATTGTCAGCGCAGATTACAATGATAAATTCAAAATAAATAAAATATGAAAATCAATTTTAGAAGAATTAAAGTAAAAACAGCTATTGACGGAGAAGTTGAAGAGTTCGACGTGGCTAAAACAGTAGGAAACGCTATTTACTGTAATACACCCGATTTGGGTGAATTGGAGTTTGCCCAACGGATATACAAAGAGGGTGAAGTTGAAGTTGACGAACAAGGTGCAAATATCATTCGAAATTACGTTGATCCGGCTCCGATACTCGCAGTGGTGAAAACCGCTATTTATAATGAATTAGACAAAGTAATTATTAACTCTCAAAATCAATAAATTATGTTTCAAGAAGAATCAAGAACAGTTCAAGTAAACGGTAAAGCCGTTTCAGGAGATTATCAGTACAATGTAAACTACAGTGTCAATAACGATAATCTCAGTCGTCTTCATTGTGAAATCATTAAAACGGTCACGGAAGAGATTGACACCCCTACAGGTAAGCAACCCGTAACCTCTGGGCGGTATATCGGGTATTTGCTGTTAGAATCGGGCAGCAAACAAATGTCTCTTCCGGAGTCGGAGAATGTTGCAGCGCACTTTGAAGTATTCGATCAGATCACGGCAGAAGTTAAGCAAACGATCACTCCGGCGGTGTCCTCAAAGAAAACCACTAAATAAAACAAAAGTAAAACATGATGATTGACTACATGAAAAATCTATTTGTAGGTTTGCTAACCGGGTTAGCAGCCTACTTAAACCCGATCAGCGGAGATATTAAAAGTCTTGTTGCTCTTTTCTTCTTTAACTTCCTGTTTGGTCTGGCCGCCGGCCTACTGGCCAATAATGAAAGTTTCAGTTTAAAGAAGGCATTCCGGTGCATCATTGAAGCGATGGTATTTTTTCTGCTCGTAGCCGCTATTTACTTTATCGGCGATCACAAAGGAAATCCGGACGGGGCTTTACAATGCGTATCGTTTATAACTTACTCAATATTCTATTTTTATGGCGTGAATATTCTACGCAATTTGAAACTAATGGCTACACCCGGAACTGCATTCTATAAAGTTGTATCGTTCCTGTATTACGTCGTTAGCGTTGAGTTCATCAAGCACATACCGTTTTTAACTAATTATCAGAAGGAGGCAACAAAATGAAGTATTTTACAATCAAAGAACTTAGCCACAGCGATACGGCCGTAGCGCGTGGAATTGACAATTACCCAACGGCCGAAGCTATACACAATTTAACGAAGCTGGTAGAAAACGTTCTCGATTCGCTTCGGGAAAAATACGGTAAGCCCATCCGGATAAGTTCCGGCTATCGAAGTGCTATTCTCAACCGGAGCGTTAACGGGGCAACATCCAGCCAACACCGGTTAGGCGAGGCGGCTGATATTACGGTAGGCAGCAAGGAAGAAAACCGGAAGCTGTTTGAGATCATCCGGCAGGAATTGCCTTTTGATCAGCTGATAGATGAAAAGGACTTTTCGTGGGTTCACGTGTCATTCCGTGAAGGTAGAAACAGAAAACAAGTGTTGAAGCTATGAAATATCTACCTTATATCGTTATTGCAGTTCTTATCCTGTTTATCGTGTTCCGTCCGGCAAGGGTGGAACGCGTACCGGGTGAAGTGGTTAGGGATACGGTGACTGTGATTGATACGGTTCGTGATACAGTTCCAAAACCGTATCGAGTCGAGGTTGTGCGAATGGATACTTTCTGTTTACCTATTTTGATAGGTGATTCGTTGGAAATAGATTCTGTACCGGTTTTACTTCCCATTGAGAAGAAGGAATATAAGACTGATGAATACCATGCTGTGGTTAGTGGATTCCGTCCTAATCTCGATTTCATTGAGACGTATGCTAAATCCCAGACCGTAACGGTTACTCCGATTAACAGGAGACGCAAGCGGTTCGGGCTGGGGTTGCAGGCTGGGTACGGCTATCCGGGAGGATTGTATGTGGGTGCCGGGGTGAGCTACAATATATTTATGTGGTAAGGATAAGAAGAAGATTAAAGATAGTGATAATTAAACATTTTATCATAATACAATATTTTCAGAAAAATATATAGTAGAAAATACAATAATCACAAGAAAATATATATCTTTGCAGCAAAAGAAATCTCTGCTGTAACAGAGACTTCTTCTTAAATCAATCTGGTGATGCAGATTAAATTTTTGAAATATGATTTTTAACACAAAGGTAAATGAAAAGCCTATAAAGGCAAAACGAAAGCGTGTAATAAACGCTAAAGAATGTGAATACGAACTCAAGGAGATTCTAATTCCGTTGTTTGAAGCATATCATCAAGGTATTGATATGTTTAATAATGAGATTCAGCAAACGCCTCCAGATGCTCGAATTAGAGGGTTTGAAGCAAATCTGTTGAATGCAAAATTGGTACAATGCATACAAAAGTCTTTTAAGGAGGACTGGAAACGTGGTCGGTACGGTAGAATAATGTTGTACAAAAATGGGTATATAATCTTTTTTAAGAAGTTAAATAATAGGGATATGCCGATGAATATACGTACAAAAATGGCATGTTCTATTGAAAATCAAGAACAAGGAATCTTGTTTCATGATGACGATAATGGTAGAGCTCCAATATTGTTTTTTGGTTATAAAAGAAATCGATTTGGAGAAATTGTAGACCCAAAGATTGTTTATATAGATGAAGGTAAAGTAAAGTGGGCTATAACCGAAACTGACATAGATCACTTAAGGAAAAATGTTACTATGGTACCGGAATTTCCTACAGCACATGTACGTGTCAAGAGTGTAGCTAAAGATAAGACTGGTACAAATGATGATTAATGTTTAATAATAATGCATCACCAGATTTTATATCACACTTTTAAGTAACAGTATTATGACATTTAACAATAAGCAATTAACCTTTGTGAGAGAGTATTTAGGTTATTCTCAAACAGAGTTAGCTTCACATATTGTGGGGCTCTCCCAATCAAATCTTTCTAAGTTTGAGAAAGGGATTGGTTTGTTGTCTTCAGAAGTCATACAAAGAATTATTGATTTTTTGGGCTTCCCCGAAGAATTTTATAGCGAGAAAATATCTAATAATGTGGAAAATGCTCATTATAGACGTAAATCTGGTATTTCAAAAAAAGATAGAAGTTATATTGAATATTCTAATAAATTGATTGGCTATATAGTAGATGAAATGGCCGATTCGATAGAGTTTCCAGATATAAAATTACGTCTTATTGATTTGGAAGAAGGATACACACCGGAATCTGCGGCTCAATTTATTAGGAAATATATGGGCTTGAAGGATGAACCTATAAATAATATATGTTCTTTATTAGAAAGGTACGGCATTATTATCGTAGAACAAGACTTAGATGTAGACGCATTTGATGGTGTGTCTTTTATGACTGATCAGGGGTATTATGTGATGATAATAAACAAGAACTTTAGTAATGATCATAAAAGGTTTACTATATCCCATGAATTAGGTCATATTGTAATGCATTTATCTCTTCAATATCCGATACCTGAATATAGAGATAAGGAAAATGAAGCTAATAGATTTGCCTCTGAATTTTTGATGCCTGAAACTGCAATAAGAAATTCTTTGTATGGACTAAAATTGCACTATTTAGCTCCATTAAAGACTTATTGGCTGACATCAATGGCTTCAATTGTTCGAAGAGCAAAAGATTTAAAATGTATTTCAGAAGATAAATATCGATATTTTAATGTAGAATTAAGTCGCAAAGGGTATAAGAAGAAAGAGCCTATAAATGTGAATATTGATACACCATTACTCTACTATGAAGCTTATAATTTATTTAAAACAGAACTTCATTATACCAATGAGGATTTGTCTAAAGCTTTTAAGCTACCAATAAATATTATTCAGCAATATTGCGTAAAACCATCAACTGTAAAATTGAGGATTGTAAGTTAATAATTTAATTACTTTGTGATTGGAGAAGTTAAATGCCCCGGTTTCCGCCGGGGCTTTTCTTTTGCCAACAAAAATTTAATCACTACCTTTACATTGTAGAAGTTTACTTGTAGCGACAAGTGGCGTGCCTCGGCTGAAAAGTCGAGGTTTTTTCATTTAAGAGAAGTCTTCTTGTATTTGAAAGCTTGATTTCTCCTATCTCGCAAATTTATGATTGCTTCTGATTCTCTTGTATTTACAGATTCTAATATAATTGAGTTTTAAAAATTTGGAAGTGTGAAGTCTATTTGTTACGGCCAAAGCAGGAAGAACCAGAAAGAGGATAGGGGGATTGGCAAATAACTTGAGTTCCTATGTTCTGGGGAGCAAGTTGTAATATATATGGTAAAATATTGTAGAACTCCACTGATTTTATGTTTTTAAACATATGTATAGGGAAATGACTGCTTTTAGCTTTTATTATCTTTGTCTTATTAATATCAAGCGTTTGTATTAAGATTTGTAGTATTAATTAATGATTTGTTTTATATGAGAATAAAAAGGTTATTGTATGCTATTGCTACGATACTTCCCTTTCTGTCTCTCTGTTCGTGTTATGAAGAGCAAGAACTCCAACAGGAGAAACAGGATAAGGAAAAATGGACAATGCAGGTTGCGAGTAATCAGTTAAATGAATTTTTAAATATTAATCCGGATTTACGGAACCTTTACGCTTATCCGGACTGGGATGCTGCGCAGATTATAAGGGAGCGGAGCGATACAGTTTCATATTACGTCCCTGTAGTGGATATAACAGCTGATACATGCTCTTATTTAATAATAGCACGCGCTTCGAATGATGTTTATTTGTACATGGTAAGACTTCCTGAGGAATACTCCGGCTTTGATTCCTTTTTGGAAGAACATTTAAAAATATTACGGATTATTGATGGTGCCCGGAGAGTCCCTGTTGGATATTTGCATAATTTTCCGGATGATGTACTGACTCGTACCCGTTCTTCAGGTTCCCTGTTTAATCGTGACCGCGAAACGAATACGGAAATTTTTGAAAATAACACCTTTGTTAAAGACGATCTTTTTGGTGCCGGTTTTTCGTTACCTGAAGTGACAGTTATCGGTAAACGTCCTACATCTTCTGAAGACCCGTTTAAATGGCCTTTTGGGGATATGCCTTCTGAGTCTCCGAAGGTGCTTCCCGGGCTTGATGACTTTTTTTCTCCTCAAGGAGGCGGTTCATCTTCGTTATCTTCGCCACAGCAATCAGGCTCTTTGCCTAAACCTGAAGAAGTCATTAAGGATGCAACTGTAAAAAAGGCTTTGGAAGAAGCCT